AGCGAGAAACTGGGGCAACTACAAGATTAAAATCCTGAGGTAATGTAAACGGATGTTCCGCATTAAACATCTTAAGATAAAAGGAGACCGAACCCGATCCGGGGATAGTTCCCGCTGTTCGGTCGGATGAAATCTGGGATACCGGAAATTGTATTAGAATTCTTGACAATTCTTGAGACTGCCCATTGGAGCCCGACTCTTGACCGTAAATAGAGAACACTTCTAGTGAATCAGCATACCCCATATTAGAGCCAGTACCTCTGGTTAGAAGGTTGGCCTCATAAGCATTCGTAATAGTGTTGTCAGCACTAGCTGTGTACCTTAAAATGGACATTATCTGATGGCTCCCTTAATGTCCACGTTGGCGAACTTAAGCTCGAATACAGCATTGTTCTTGCTTTCTATTCTTCTGCCGTCGGCCGACAAGTTCGACTTAAAGTTGAAAGAAGATTCCGCGTACGTTCCCCCAGACTTTCCAACTATTTCCAGATCAATAACGTCAACGATTCCGTCGACCTTCTGAAGGACCTTATAAAAATCCGTTATTAGAATAGACTCACCGATATCATACTGGTTCTTCAAAAGATAATCTCTCAATGCAGCGTTGGCACGATTGATGACAGTGTACCTACTAGCATTTAAATCGACTGCGGCAACATAATTGATTCCAAAGTTTATTATTTGAGCGTCTAGAATATCTACTGTATCATTGACAACCTTGTACTGCAGCAGCCAGTTCCTCAAGTTGTTTTTGAGTGTAGTATTGGCCGGGAGTAGCTTTCCGCTGGTGTCTTCCGAAATAACATAAACATTTAGATTTCTTCTAAACTCATCAAAGTCTCTTACAACAGCAGCCCTCTTGACGGATCCAAACTTTGCCGGCATGCCGTAGCAGATCGATTGGTAGTCCTGTATTGTAACTGCTCTATTTTGTGCTGCGTAATGCCCGAACACGCGCTGCTTAACTTCTTCAGAAGATGGGAGTGAAATATCTCCGACAAAAGGCTCTTCATTCAGAACCTCCAAAGAATTCATAACGCCGTTCCTTAGCCCCTGGGAGAGTGAGCCCTGCGATGCAAATCGGAACTGGGGCCTATCGACGTTCACGATCGTATTGTAAGCAGCATTAACGTCATTTGTAAGGTTAACACGATAGCCTATTCTCAAGGTGGTGTTGGCCGGGGCGATACCGAACTTATCTGTGCTGATGAGGTTTGTCGGATCGAAATCTAGGTCGGTTACATACGTGCGACCATTCAAATCCAGAACCAAGTTCGTGGGGTCTACTACCGAATTAGATAGAAGTTCCGAATCTGATCCGTAACCAAACTGCATGTATGTCCTGTTTCCCTCTCTCTCCACCGTAAACCTACGTGCGACCGGTACAGCCTTCAATATACTTCTTACGGTTGAATTCGTTGAGGTATTTGTATTTCGTATGGCCTTGTACACAACATTTTGGGACAAATGGTCCACTTCAACATACTCATGACCCTCGGAATCTGTAACCGATAGAACTTCAGCCACTCTACTGTTCTCAAGATCTACGCGAAGAAACCTCTGGAAATCTCCCACGGTTGTCTCTTTGAACAAGGTCCTCCCAGAGACAGCGCGACCCTGGGCGCGAATAACAAAGTTAGTGGGATTTCCAGTTGTGGAATCGACGGTACCTACAACAACCTGATTTGTGGCAACCGAGAAGTCTACGTCCTCTATTAAGGTGTATAGGCCTCCTCCAGTTGAAGAAAAGATTGAGCCAGCGCGCAGAACAGGAGCATACGATAAGTTCGGGCCGGCAGTGGTATTGTCTGAGGGAACCTGAACATAAAACGTAAGTAGTCCATAAGATGAGGGGCTCGTATTTAGCTTGAATCCCTTTTCTCGTGCTAGGCGAACTACGTTGTTATACTCGATTGATGTCTCTAAAAATGATTCATTAGTCTGATAATCAAGATAGAAAGATAGTACGTCGCCAACATATGACACGGTGTCGAGCATCAAAGAACCGAAAGATGCTTTATTAAAATCTTTATAGGTATCAGGATAATATCTTTTCGCGTAGTTTTCTAAATCTCTACGGATGGAATCGAAGTCGCGACTAGTGTAATCAATCGGTTGTAGTTTTTTGGCCATAATTTACTTCTCTAAATAGGTTGGTCAACATCAATTTGCAAAGCAGTTGACATCTGAAGTGGCAATATTGTAAAGAATATTGAGACAGATAAGTTATGCGGAAACAAATCTGGATTATTTTCTGGGAGCTGAAACTTTATATCGTCGATCTGAATGTAACTTAAATACCTTTGTGTCTGCTCCCTTATCCGAGAGGAGATGTTTGAATATGTGTTGCTATCATTTAGCTCAAATAAATATCTGCGCAACCCTACTCCAAAGTTTGGATCCATTATCCTCTCGCCAGGGATCGTAAGGATGAGCATTTTCAAATTTTGCTTGGCTAGGTCTTCGAAGTTGGTATTCAAATTGTAAGCACCGAATACCTCACTAACTGTGAGCGGCAGCATTGGTGAAAGTCCTGACGGCATTTATCCTCTCCTAACTTTGTTCTTCAGAATCGCCACAAGGTGATTCATCTATGATTGGGTCGACCGGATCACTACACTCATTAGCATTAGCGTTTTCTGTGTTGGCTTCTGCGACATTCTGAGTTCCATTCATAAGTAGTTCTAACAACAAATAAATCAGCCCCAGAGGACTTGGCGGCATCATAAGCATCCCAGATACCGTTCCAGTAAAATCTACTCCATCTATGGATATTCGTGGAAAGAAGTTTTCTGGTACATCAAGCCCATTGGCTTCTTTTAGGCCATCATTCATAAGATTATCCAATAAACAGAATATTAGCGACAACAAATCTTCCCCTGTTAGGCTTGGCTCAAGGGGCTCCGGAAGGTCCGCTGTCGCCTCCCTAATCGCCTCATTAACCTGTTTTGCGCCGACGTCGATCGCTGACGCTGCCTCGTTGAATGCAAAACCAGTGCCGGTCTTGATAACCTTGGATATCGCAACGTGTGGGTCTACGAGTTCCACGACACCCTTCAAAATATCTATTGGGGTTTTAATCAACATTTTAAGAATAAAATCCCTCGATGCAGAGTTGAAAGCCGAGTCTTTGTCTTGACCGGTGGAATCGGCTATGGTTGCTGCGGCGGCCGGCCGTGTTAGATCCGGGGTTGAGTTGAAATTGTTGTCATTAGCTATTGTGGAAAGTATAATGTCAAGGACTCTGTCTTTAGGGTTCTCAAAAGCTTGATTGATCCCTTGAAAATACTCTGTTGTTAAATAAAAGTTGTATATTATAGGAATTAAAGTTATGATATTTGAATCAAATGTGGTTGTAAACAGTTGGTTGTAGCTTGGGTTACCCAACATATCATCTTTTTGTTCGTCCGTTAGAGAGGAAACGGTAAATTTTCCAAGAGATGTTCCCTCCCCTGCGACCATATCGTCTAGGAGGACCCTAAGCGCCGAAACTCCGACCTTAATGTTGCTAAACATTGCCGAGGCCTGGCGCCAGCCGCCCATGCCGTCGATGCCTGCTCGTGGCCGGAGACTATTCCCAACCTTAGTTATTGGCATATTATTAAAATTGGGTCCTATACGAACTCCAAACAAAGCAGAATGTAGTGCGACTAAGCGTACATAAACATGCAAAGGAGACCACTGGTCCACGGCGTCGTTGAAACCCGGAAATGAAAAATTTTGACCGCCGCCGCCCTCGATCAAGATTTTAAATGAAGATATTGGATCGCTATCGTCGAACGGGCCTAGGCCGGTTTTTCCCAAAGTTCTTGGAAGGTGAGTTTTCCACTCATCACTATTGTTAGCGCCGGCATCTCTCCATTTTCTTCGATAAGCTGCTAAGATTTGTTCTGTGCGGCCTTTAAGAGTTTGACCAGACGCTGCTTCTGGGAGCCCGGAGAGAAAAACTGCAGCGATCTGAACTTCTCTAAAATCTTCATCCGTTCCTAAATATTCATTAAAATCCACCAGTACCTGGGCCCACAGTTCCCTATCAGTGGTGTTTTTCATACCCAGCCTGGCGCTCTTCTCTGGGGTGCCAAGTTCAGAACTTAGGTCTACTATCGATATTATGTTTACCCAATCGTTAGGATTATCCTCTCTATGAGGGAGGAGCGTGGCGAAGGGCCTGTTCTCTGGATTCCAGTTAAGAGTCCCTATTACCTCTTTGGATAGTATTACTTGACCATATTCATTTCTTGCCCTAGGGTTGCTGGTCTCTGGTGTGGGTAAATCTGGATACGCCATTATGTCGCCTCAAGCTGTGTGTTAGAAGTACTAAAGATGTCAGTGTCCTCTGATGAGTTCTTAGTCGAGGGGTTGCCGCCAATAAAAAACGGCTTTATAATTCGCGTAAAGGATCCTCCATCATAAAACCACAAAGAGGCTCTAGTGCCCTGAACGTTCCCGTCGAGTTCGTCTTTAATTATATAGAATCCCTCGGGGTTTCCGAATCCCTTCGGAACATGGTCAGCGAGGTGCTGTATAAAGC